TAGTTTTATTATTAAAATCGTTTACTACTGTAAATGGAATATCTAATGAACACTGTTTGCCTAATTTTAAAAAGTGTTCAATTATGTGATTCCAGTCAATCCATGCACCTGGTGTATTTGGATTAAAGCTATGGTTTGCACCAAAGAAGATGTGTGTAACATCTTCTTCAGCATCTAACCGATAATGTACTGCTTCTATAGTTTGATTACCAACAACAAACAATGTTTTTAAACCATATGCCGGTGTGTGTTCTACTTCGTTGCCAACAAAAAACTTAGCAGTGTTAGTAGTTATGTTATTATACTGTCTATTCATGTTTAATGCTATCTTCTAGGTTAGATAAGGTAAGTTCGTCTTCTTCAGAAAACTCATAGTCATCAGACGTGTCTGCTGCAGCTATAACATCGTCATCAAACTCAAATAAGTTGTTAACTTGTGATGTAAGATCTGTTAATAACACTTTTCTAATTTTTTCAACTTTTTCTGTAATAATTGATTCGGCTACATAATTTGTTTTAGTAGTAGTTTCGTTATTGATTATGTTTTTGCCAGTATTACCGCGTGTACCTGGAATACCCATCCACATATTTTTATATTTCTTAATCATGTCAATTGCATCTTTTTGGTTAGGACATGCAATAATTTGATCAATTACTTTACTAACAAACTCACGTTGAAATGCTTCATTCACTAACATTCGAGGAATGATTTTGTTATCATATGCTTCATTTGCTTTTTGTACAGCATTAACATGACTCCACACATTATGCCCCATTAAAATAGCATAACTAAAACTATCCCAACTAGTTTTACCAATCTTGTTAATTTTATTTGCATCACCAAGGGTAACCCAATATTTAGGATCATTTAAATACTCTGGATTTTTAAATAATTCAGCATGATCAACATTATCGTTATTAACTTCCGTCCAATTAGGAATACCGTGACCATATATACAAATATCTTTAATTTCTACTTGATCAATTAGCGGGCTTGGATCAAATACGCTAAAAATACCATCTTGTATTACTGCATCTTTAAATAGTCTAGAATCTTGTGCGTATTTTTTATTATCAACACTTGGTACCATTCGATACACCCATTTAGACCTATCTTCTAATTCAGTAGTAATATACACCTGTCCATTTGCAGTAGCTAAAAACGGACTAGCACAATCATAACTAATAGTAAATTTTGGATTAACATACTTACGGACTGCCCGTTGTACGTCAGTTAAAAAACATGCCCATTCTAATTTACTAGTTCCTAAGAAATGCATCCAATCGTGCTTATCTTCTTGTAACAAGTTGTCAAACTTTAATGCTATTACACGTTTAAGTACTAATTCAGCATCGCACATATTTTGACCACCCATTGACCACCCGTTAAAGTGTGTATCTGGATATAAAGCAGGATCGCAGAAGTCTTTCATCTTACTATACCAATCGTCAGCTTGGGTATGTGTTTCGCCTTGCAATACGTTTAAAAATTTGCAATTACCATTGCGGTGTTTCATAAAGTATTCATTGTTATAAATTGTAGCATCAACTGCTTCGTCATAACTTGTAATACCAGTTGCAAGTTTACCTGCAGGACTTCGTTCGACCCATGCCGGAATATCAAGTACCATTCCGTAATCCATTAACGTATCCATCCATGCTAATACTTGCTCTCTTTTCTTTTGAGCAGCATCTAACCGAGCTTGATATAGTTTAACGTGATCAATTTTAGTAGTTTTAGGAACACCTTTTTTGTTAACTACTGGGTTTCCTGTTGAGTCAAGTACAGGAACAGTTTCAATACCTTTAGCAATGCAATCAGCCATGGTTGTTTGTACTATTGCACTGTTAGGATCTCTCCATTCGCCTTCCCATACGCCTTTACCAATCTGGAAACCGCCCGAGTCACCTAATACCCAACTAGTGCTTCTATCTCTATTACGAAACATGTCTTCGCTTTCGTCAGGCTTAGTCAAGTCTAAGTTTGCATGCCCTGCTGAATACAAACACCATCTGTAATAAAATTCACCTTTTTCTGGTTCTAAGTAATTAAGACCTTCTACGCCTGCTTTAAATGATGCAGGAATACGTGAAGGTTCAACATAATTGCCGTAACGTTGTTTTCCGACAAACGTTGAGTAAAAACCCGACGTTGCTGGTAGGAATACAGCATAATCATTCTGTGTTGCTGTTAAGTTCCGATTCATCTTCTTCCTGTTCTGGGGTTAATAACTTACTAAGTAACGTTTTAGTAACTTGTAATTCAGTTTCTAATTGTGTAATTCTGTTAAATGCACTTACAAACTGCGGACTTGTAGTAACATGGCCAACTATATGCGAATTAACAGTGTAATTTGTATATGGGTTTCGATTATAATCTTCAAGTGTGGTTAATCTCGATTCAAGTCCTTGCACACGTTGTTTCATGTATTCGTAATCAACATAAAACTGTTCAAACGGTCCTGGCATAGCATAAGATGGCATATCTAATTGCGCTAACATTGTTAGTTTATCAACTGACGATTTAATGCTCTCGTTGTCGTTTACATATATGATATCTAATAATTTTAATGCTTTTCTAATGTCTATCATTATTTTGTATATGCTGGAATAGTGTAGTTATAAACTGCAATACCACTGTCAACTATAATTTGTAACGAACCTTGATCTGAAACTTTCATAGTTAAGTTACCATTTAAGTTTAAAATACTTAAAATTGGAGTAATTGGCCATGACCATGTATTTTTTAATGTAGTATTAATGTTATGATGGAATACAAATGAGCCTGCGTGTGTACTAGCATCACCGAATCTAAATACTAAGTCGTTATCAACTGTTACTAGTTGAAATACAGTTTCTTCAGTATGTGCAGCAGCTTGATGTTTTAATCTTTGAATACTTACACCTGTTGGAATAAAATCTAAATCATACACTATTTCTACTTTAAGTTTTGGTCTTTTTACTTTTGCACTAACGATTTCTTCATTCATAAATCTATAATCATTTTCATAATCACCAGTTGCATTAGTAAAGTGTAACCCTGTTGGGATTTTTACACCATCTCTAGTTTCTTGTACAACTTTAATAGTTGCATCAGTTTTATATTCTGGACATTTAAGATGTAAGTCTAATTTGTTTAAATTTGGCATACCAAAGATGCATGGTTCGAGACCATTAACTGGCGTATGTGTAGTTGCGTACAGCATTACTGATCTATCTTCTGCTACTGATTCAATCACTGCATTTTCTGCAGTTGCAGTTACTTTAACTAATGGTAAAACGGTTAATGTATGTGTATGTGCTACTAAATCTTGTAAAAAGTCTTTCATGTATATCTCCTAGTTTTATATATTATATTATATTTGTATCAATTTGTCAATAAGTAGTTTATTCAAATTCAAATAAACTGTTAAATGTGTTTCTATCTGACGTATCAGCTAACTTCCAGTTCAAAATGCCAATCAAGTTATCAAGTTTGTTATCAATAATAGTATCTTCCATTCCATTATGATCAAATGGTAGGTTTTTAAACCATTGTGGTAAGCGTAATTCATCTACTGGGTACGCAACACTTGTAAACCCTAATGGGTTTTGTTTAAGTTTACATACAATTACCTTTGCACCGTCTGTAATAGACATTGAATACTTGTCATCATACATACGTTTTAGTGTATTCCAGTTTAAACTTGCTCTAACATGTCCGGGCATATTAACTTTGCCTTGTTTAGCTTCTTTTTCTAAATAAGACGTAATGCTATTAGCGCGTTTAGGCGAACCTTTTTCCCAACCTGGTCTAGCTTTAAACGATATCCTAAACTTACTGATGTAATCTAGTACATGCTGTTCAGTATCACCACCTAATACCATTTCTAATACTTGTGATAAGAAGTCTTGAATAAATTCAGGTGTATCACTACGCTTTAAGTCTAAGCCCATAGCTTTAATTTCACCGTTTTTACCAAGTGTATCCTTACGTTTACCTTCCTTATCGTATACTAGTACTGCATAACGTTTTTTAGTAATGAATAAGCTCTTACTACCAACAATCTCACGACCAGCTTTAATTACTTCACCACGCGATTTAGGGCAATGAAATGCATCAAGCATGAACTGTTGAAATGTACCATTAACTTGATCACTAATTTGATCATATAATTGAACAACAGTTTCCTTAGACCATGGTAAACTACCATTATCTATTTCACGTTTAAGTGTAGGATACGCTGAAAAGTAACAAGAGTCAGTGTCACCGTAAATAATAGACTTACCTGTGTGATTGTATTCGCCGGTTATAATCTCATTTACTTTAGCTGCCATGTGTTTAGCAATTTGTCTACCAGTTAACGTAGTTGATTGCCCAATACGTTTATCAAAGAACCTACATCCAGGATTAAGAATAGCACCATATAAACTATTTAGGTTAATCTTCTTAACCAGCTGACGTTTATCCCAGTATTCTTCTTCAATCTTATTACCTGCATTAATAGCTTCTTTTAGCTTTTTCTGCATATCCTTACGTTCTGCATACCATCGCTTTAGTAATCCAGGAATAATACCTTCTGTTTCATATGAAAAGATAGTTCCATTAGCTGACATAACCCATGGCTGATTACTTTCAAATATCAATCTGTATACTTCAGCAGCACTTAATATATCAGTATCGCCATTTTCCCAGTCAATTGTAATATCAGTACCTATTTCTTCATTCATAACAGACGTATATTCAAGTGTACCGAACAAACCTTCCCATGCAGAAGCAAACGATTTACCTTTAGCTAGTTGTAAGCCTATGTATTCGTCAGTTACGATTGGTCTTAGTTGTCCTACAATAGTCTCCGGACCCATATTTAATGCTCTAATGGCACTTGGATACAGAGAGTTAATATCTAGCGAGCCAATCCAGTCATGAATTCCTTCTTTAGGATACGCAACATACGCGCCTGCAGCTTGAATTGGTTCTGCTTTACCTTTTCTGTTAGGTACAACAAACCCTCTGTGATGTGATTCGTTAATAATTGCTTGTTCTGTTACAGCAACCGCACCCATAGTAGTTTGTAGTAATACAGTGTTCTCGTGTGCAAGTGTATTAGCTAGGTCAATAAACTTTAATTTTGTATCAAGTCTGTGTAATAGCATAGTATCTTGACGGTTGTACTCAATAAACGTTCTAAAGTCATTGTTGTATAACTGATCAAGCGTACCTTCGTACTGTGTTTTACGATCACCTAACTCATATTCAGCAATAGCATCAAGTCTAAAACTATGTCTTTCTTCATATGTGTACTTTTGATATAATTGTAAACTATCTAAATGCACACGTCCTACAAAGTCGTATGTTACTGCAGCTTTGCCGTACTTTTCATATTCACGTCTTTTTGGTAATTGATTAAACAAGCAAAATCTGCGTGTATCATCTTTTGATAGAACTTTTGTAACACGATTTACAGTGTATGGTATATCAAATCCTTCACTATTCCAGCCGCTAATAATATCAGCATCTTCAAGCAGTGTTAAAAATGTATCTAACATCTCTGCTTCTGTGTTAAAAAGAATAGTATTTGGAATATCTCTAATTTGTTCTTTAGCTTGATCCATAGTTAATGTCTTTGGAGGTATTGCTAAACAAATAAGAGTATCTAACCATTGTAAATACACTGCAATAGCAGTAATAGGCATAAACGCATCATCGGGTGATGCATACCCGCGTTCTGGATCGAAATCAACCTCAATATCATAAAACGCAATATTTAATTTAGGCGCGTCGTGATTAAGATAGTTATCTGATAAGCATTTAAAAATTGGATTAATATCTGCTTCAAACAGCTTTTTATTACCGTGTATTGAAAGTTCTTTGCGGAACTCTTTTGTATTGTTACAAATTACTTTTGATACGGGGTCTCCGTAAATTGATTGATATTTCCCTTTCGGGTCTGTATAATATAATGTGTGTTTAACGGCAATATCTTTGTATTCCCGTTCACCTTTTGAATTTCTTTCTACAATTTTAATAACATCGTTATCACGATCAAAGTAAGCATCTACATAACTCATGCTTCACCTCTATCGCGATTAGTTGCGTGTTCGTTAATCCATGACATGAATGATTCTTCGTCACGTAATCTTGCAACAGCTTCTTCGCTATTAACAATGATACTACATTCACATCTTGATAAACATATCTCCGGACGAATACATTCCGTACAGATTTTAAATTCTTCCATATTGTATCTCAGTTTATGTGACTTGTGGCTCACAAATACCATTTTGCAGCTTATGGCCTGCCTGCCGTTCTCAATAAACTACTTATTAAATGCGTTTTGTAATGTCTAAGATTGCTTCAACTTCTTCCCAATCTTCATTATGATCTTGCCAATTACCTTTATGTGCTATCTTGATAGCCTTATTTATAACTGCAGGTTTAACTTGCAATTCTTCTGCTACTGCTTTTACAGTATCTTTTAAACCGGCTTGTAAGTCTTCAACTTCTCTTAAAACTAAAGAACCTTCAGTAATTAATTTTTCAAGTTTAGCTTTTTCTTCTGGACCATATGCTCTACTCATTAGTGCTTCTCCTTTGTGTTAATATGTATATATTATATATTCGTTTGTTCAGTGTGTCAACTGACTTGGTAAAATGAAGGTAAAAAAAGGCAGACACGCTGCCTTTTTTAGAATAGCGTATTGTTAATATCCTGCACTACGTCTAATTTGTTCTAATTCACGTTGTGCTTCTGGGTCGCCTTTTGTCAAACCTTCAAGTTCTCTAAAAGTTTTTTCAAATTTATCTACAATAGATTGAAACTCGGCATTACTGTTACCTGCAGGTGGCGCGTTTTGAGTAACAGGTGGCGCGTTTTGAGTAACAGGTGGCGCGTTTTGAGTTACTGGTGGCGCGTTTTGAGTTACTGGTGGAGTTGAGTCTTCGTACCCAGCAACATGATGATCTTTTGCAGCTTGTCTAGTTTTCTCTCCCATAACACCGTCTACGCCGTCACCGTTAGGACCAGTAGTGCCTAAGTCAGCACCTTGATCAAGTAACCATTGTTGTAAGTGTGCAGTTTTTTCATCATAGTTAGGATTAGTGCGCGGTTTTGGATCTCCGCCATCTAGTTGGCCATTTATTTTACCATCTGTTGTATCATTTGTGTTACCGCCAGGTAGCCAGTTGCCAGTAGTGAGTTTATGATCTAGGCTTGCAGCACCGCCTAACCCGGCTCCTACAATGCCGCCACCAACGCTTCGACGAATACCTTTACCAACTTCCCAAGCACCTTTGTCGCCTTTTGTTAACGGGCCAGTAGCGCCATAATTGTCAGTTCCGGGAATTTTCTCAAGTCCGGGTTTAGCGGTTTTCTCCCCATACAATCCTCGTTTAGCATTATATATCCAGTTGCCAATTGATCCTTTGTGGCCGGGTGAACCTTTTTCAAATAGATAGTCTTGTTCAACTTGTTGCATGTGTTCTTGCAAACTATTTAACGATTGGGCACTTTCATTTAAGGTTGTATTAGCAGGAGTACAGTCGATTGATGTTAATCGATCTCTTAATTCTGCAATTGATTCCGCTACTGTTTTTGATTTCATGATATCATCTTCCATTTAAAATGTATTTTGCAATTGCAGCTTTAGTTAGTGGTCCAACTACTCCGTCAATTCCGTCTCGATTTGGACCAGTTTTTCCTAAATTAGCACCTAACGATTTTAAGTATGTTTGAAAGTTTTTAGTACTAGTAACAGGATCATTGCGTGTAGATTTAACTGGTGGAGTTTCTTTAGTTGGTTCTACTGCCGGTGCTTCTTTATTAGGTTCTACTGCCGGTGCTTCTTTATTAGGTTCTACTGCCGGTGCTTCTTTAGCAGCTGCATCTTCTTCATCTGCTGTTTTAGCAGCGTCGTAATCTCGATAGATGTTATATGCATCTAATCCTGCTGCACCAATTTGTGCAGCAGGATGGGGGATATTTGACGCAATAGCCGATGCTGCATCAAGTCCTACCCCAGTATAATCACCTTGTGAGAATCGTCTTGCGCCGTCGGCTAGCCCCCATGCAGTTCCTAAGATTGGTACAATCCTATTTGCTTCTTTTTTAACAAACCTACTACCTAATTCTTTAGCAAGTGGAATACCTTTAAGTTTTCCAAAGTCTCTATCAGCTTGGTTACCAAATTTATTTACATCCATTACCCCTGATTTAGGTGCTGTTTTAGGAGCAGCAGTATCTGAAACACTTGATGATGACGTTGGTTTATCTATATTTGATGCATTATATTCGCCACCTGGCAACGATTTAGTAGTAGGTTGACGTAAATCACTTATTGCAGTATTAGCAGAATTTCTTAATTCTGGATTACGGCGAGACCGGTAGAATTCATCTGCAGGTAGTGACGATTGGGCTACTTCTGGACGACGAAATGACCATTCTTGATCTTTTAAATCTTCATATAAGTATTCAAAAGACTCCATGAGTGCATCTGCTAGTCCAGCTGACTCATTTATACCTGCCATTGTTTGAGATGGAAAAGTAGGAGTTAGTCTTGCTAATTCAGGTGATGGTGCATTTGACGGTAATATTGGTTTTTCGCCAATCATATCTTGCATTTTTGTAGTAGCACGTTTATCACGAAACGCTACTATTTGTTTAGCAAGGTCTCGAAGTAATTGTAACTTTGCCATTATAAGTTCATGGCGGTCTGCAACGCTTGAACTTTGACTTAACAAATTTTTGTTAGCTGTATCAAATACCCGATTGTTATCAAACCAACCAGCTTGTGGAAGTTTTGCATTTGTTGGAAGTAACCCTGCTGCTGATAATTTTTCAGCAATCTCAAATGGTACTTCGTCATCCTCGTCGCCTTCGTTAGATACGTATTTTCCAGTAACCGGATCAACTAATCCTTCAAGGTTGTTTTGTTTAGCAAGATCTGCTAACTTAGGAATACGAACTTTATCGTCTTGTTCGTAACCTGATGTTAACGCAATAATTGCCGAAAGGGTTAACGCTTCTGATAAGATCGGTTTATCAATCTGCTCTAGCGTAGTCATTAAATCTCTAAAGTTCATTATTAGTCCTCTGATTATTTACAATACGATCGTAATGGGCCATAGATAGTACGTTTCCTGTTGTACTTAACTTAATTAGCATTTCAGTGACATTGTGTAAATCCATATCTGTTTTTGCATCTTCTCTAGAATATTCAAGCAACCGAATAAGTAGTGGGATGTCCATTGTAACAACATCTTGTGGATTTTCTGCAGATTCGTACGGTTGCACTTCCATTCCGGGACCAACTCCGCCTGTAAAACCAGGAGAGTGTCCAGGGATTGCATTTTCGCCCATTACTTTATATGCAATTTTTTGAGCATACATTTTAAGGTCTAACGCTTTATTGTATTGTACTGCTTCTTTTTCTGCAGATGCTTCTGCCATATATTGTTTAAGTAACGATGTTCTAACTGGTTTTTGTTCAACAGGTGTTTCTTCAGTAGGTACAGCATAATGCTGCATTGCCATTTGTACAGGCAATGCAACTTTATGCGGATTTGACCCTTCTGTAACAATCGACATGAATTTCTTCATGTCGTCTGCATTTTCTATAGGAGCAGATGTTTTAACTGAATCCATCGCCTGTAGAATTTGTTTCATATCCATTACTTAATAACTCTTTCTGTAATCATTTTTAAACGATCTAATTCAGTTGATTCTTGGAACCATCCTTGATTTTGTTGATCTAAATAACGTTGGTGATCTGCCTGTGTACGAGCAGCTTGCGCACGATCAACTGCAATTTGCGGATTGTTCATCATATCTTGACCTTGTTGTTGAGCTGAAATGGTATTAGCTAATTCATCAGGGTGTGTTGAGTAGTATGCTCTTTTTGCAGCTGCATCTTGTTCTGCTGCTTGGTCTGCTGCATATTTAGTGTCTAGCTGTTGTTGCCACCGATCGGCAGATTGATCAAGTTGTTTTGACCATCTAGCATGATCTTCGTCATCCCGTTTGTTAGCTTGATCATCAAGCTTTTGTAACATTGCATTCATGCGTTTGTCAGCTTCAGGACCAAATACAAATGGATGAGTTATTGCAGCAGCTTTTAGTTGTGCAGGTGTTAATGCTTTTCCGCCTTTTGGCATCGGCTCTTGCGATGAAGGTGCCCATTTTGCGTTTTGCTTTTCTTGAGCTGCATATTCTTCAGGTGAAATATCGTAACCCATATCGTCTTTGAATTCATTTAAGCCACTGTTTCTCATAATTGCATTAAATTCTGCAGACTCGTTCTTACAATCTTTTTCTTTAGATGCTTTAATAGCATTATCAACTGCACCTTTGTGTTCTTCTTCACCGGTTTCAATTTTGCCATCTTTGTCATAATCTTTTTTAGCTTTTTTAGAAGATTCGTTAATATCTGCTCTGGCTTTTTCTAATGCTTTGCCAAATTCTTTACCACCGTCTTTTTTATCATCTTTTTTAGCAAAAGGATTGTTGCTTTTTTTGTCAGCTACGCCACTTGTTTTTTTAACAGGAGTTACAGATTCGCCGTATACTGATCCACCGTAAATACCTTCTGTTTTAGAATCATCTTTTTCTTTTTTAGGAGCTGATTTTTTTGATTTAGAATCATCACCGCTGTCTTTTTTAGGAGATGATTTTTTAGCAAACGGGTTACTACCTTTGCTATCATCTTTTTTAGAATCATCTTTTTCAGAATCATCTTTTTTATCAAACGGTGATGATTTTTTAGCAGGTTTTTTAGATGTTACATCGTCTTTTTCGTCATTATTTTTTTTTTCAAATGGTGAAGATTTTTTAGATTTTGATTTGCCTGGAGCTACATCTGGTGTAAATTTGTGACCTGGCAATTCTTCATCATCTGGGATACTATCGCCATCTGAATCAATTTTTGA